CCCCCCCTCCCCCAAGGGGCCCGTGGGCCCCTTGGAGGCTTTCGCAACAGGGCGCGCGCCGGGCCTCGAAAGTCCCAGAGCTGCCGTGTGCGCCCCTGCATTCGTATAACAGTAAGCAACATCTCACGCCAACGACTCCACGATCGTCTTCGTAGCCCCAATCCCTTCCTCAGCCCCTTCCGCCATCGAGCGATATACGTCTTCAATAATCAGTTTCACTTTGAGCCCATAGGAAGGATGGTGAGGGCGCCTGGGTCCATCACGTGGGACGAAGTCTCCCCAATCCGCGTTGCGCGCAACATTAGTGGCAACGACAGAATCGAGCGCTAGGAGTGTTCTGGATTCGGAAAACTCCCTGGCGGCGCCATGGATCCATTCAAGTGAAAGGTGGAGATTATGTGCATAGGATGCCCTCGGCTTAACGAGTGAAAAGCCGTCAAGCTGGCACACGTCTCCCACTGTGAAGACCGAGTAATCAAAGTTGGCGCAGGCGAGGCATTCATCGTCAGTGCCGTCAGGCGGGTGCCTGCAGACATCGGGTATGAGGATATCCCCGCAGAAGAAACTGCCCGATGCGAGGTAGTCAGTAAGCAGGGCGGCCCTCGCCTGGGTGATGCCTATGATATCAGCCGGGGCAGCACCCGAGGTGGTGGAGCCACCGGTGATATAGGCAACAGGCGGATAGTTGTCAGGCCCTGAGATGAAAGACAAGAGACGGTCAAGGCGCTGAGTCACAGAATCACCTGACTCATACCCGACAATTGGCATCCGTGGCAGCCCCCGCGTACTTGCGCGTGGAATGAGACAAACATAAGCGCCCTTGTCATTCTCAGTTGCCAGCTCTTCTGAGCTGTCGCCGACTTTAAAAGCACCAGGCCCGACATCAACGCACGCGGTAGCACCAGTGAGCGCTAGCGCGGCAAGTATCGAGTCGTTGTTGAGGGGGCCACCCCACTCCACAACAAAGGCCATGCGTGCAATATCACGCCCTTGAGACCGGAGTAGGCACGCAACCTCCTCAACACGAGTGATACAGGCTGCCGTGTTGCGGTCCCTTGTAGCACGGTCTCTCGAAAAGAACGACAACCCGGAGTCTTTGTTGAGTTCATGACCACCTGGGTGGCTGTCGCGAAAAGAGCGAAAGTCCGAGAGCGCAGTGGCAGCCGACCGGATGGTGTCCTCAACATTGCCGGTGCTCGAAAAATATTCACGCGCGACGTCGGGAAGACCGCCAGGAATGTCCAGCGACGTCCTGAGATCAGACGCTTTTGAGCACGCGTCGACAGAGCCCCCGCTCAGCACGCGGCCGAAGGCAACGACCACTGACGGCGTTCTATCCGTGATGTGATAAGTCGGGTCTCCGGCCGGGTCAATGAACGAGAGCGTTTGCGGGTCGAAAGAATATTCATTGACGATAGCATGGGCAGGCTCAACGATTCGACGCACCGCCTCAAGGCTCGCTCTGGCGGCATAGCCCAGTACCGTAACGCCACGAGCAGCATTCAGTCGCGACAATGAAGTGAGGATGTCACTCCGAAACACAACAGCGGCAAACAATTTCGTGGCCTCTTTTGATGTGAAGAAGGGCGTCAGAAATGCGGTGGGGCCGCGTGCACCCGGCTTGTTTATGAGAAAGAGTGCCGCCGACCTATGCCGAGAAAACTGCCGGGTGATCGGATGAACAAATGCCTTGGTCGATGTCAAAAAGCTCTGGAGTTTCGAGAGAGCGTCTGAGACCGAAGTGTAGCCAGCATCACGTAAAACGTCATATATCGCGAACTCAATGGGAGACTGTGCAGCATGTTGAGCAGCGCCGGCGCGACTTTGGGCGACATCACCTGTGGTCTCACCACGCGTTACTTTGGCGAAAGGATTGTCGGCAACACGCATAGACCTCATAAGAACCGCCGCCATGTCAAGAGAGTTGTATTCCATGGCGCGCAGCGGCTCTAGTATGGCTTCAAAGGAGGATTTTGAAGCCGGTATAGCGGGCCCGAAGAGCGGAAATGGAGCAGAAATGATCCAATCCCTAGCACGAGGCGGGAAAGAGTAGTCGAAGAGATCCACGGATGTGGGGTCTGGAATGAGATGGTGACACATGCTCGCAAGAAGAACCGCCGATTCGGTGGGGTCAAGGAGCATGTGACGCAGACGTGCCAGATCTGCCATCTTTCTTCGCGAGGCAATGAGGTTGGGAACCTCAATACTGATTATACTTGTACAGGTTAAGGTTTATTTACG